TGGACAACCGCATAGTTATCCAAACGCTGATGAAAAGTAACTTGATAAACAGCCATGATCGGCTAACCGCCTTTCGGACTGAGAGTTAGGCGATTGTGATTGACTGAATGAAGCTCGACTTAGCAACGAAAGTGGCGAAGTACTGATGGATACTCAGGTTCTTGCCAAGGGTGCTCGGGTTGTCAAGGCTCAACAATTGCGGGCCTGATTCGTAGATTTCAAAGCCTGGTGCGTAAACCACAAGCATGGTTCCCGAAGCGAAGTTGTTGTCAACAACCACATTCAAACCAAGAACGTTCATGCTGGTGTACTGGATACCAGAGACGTTACCGATTGAGTTGGTGGTCATCATGCCGTTGGCGTTGTAACCAAACAAGGGGCGCTTGTCGGCGTCGGTCTGGCGACCCAACTTTTCCCATACATCGGGCGACACGCACAAGTGGGTGGGGAAGAAGTTTGAATCTTCAGCAATTTCTCGAGCGGAGTCGTACAAGGCGGTAAACAATCCTGAAGGATCGGCGGCCGTGACAGTCCAAGTTGAACCCGAAGCGGTTGCACCTGAAACAAGTGCGTCGGCTGCAATGTCGTCAGTCTTGATAAGAACTTGACCGGCAAGATCGTTCAAAACGACTTGCATTGCTGCAGGATCGGTGAAGTCAATGTCTTGGCGTGACAAGGTGACCTGACCTGCAACAGTTTTCTTGGTGACAGTGTTCGAAGCGACAACCATTGTGGTGGCCGACACTGCGTCAAGCTGACCTGATTGTTCAGCTGCAGAAGTGTGGGTGGTGATGGTCGGACGGATGAACTGGCGGCTTGGCGTGTTCGGCATCGCCCTTGCCCCAAAAGCCGAAACGACAGGGCGCACGTAGTTCAGATCCTGGAAGACAGGTCCGAGCACCGAAACGCTAAGGAGGCCCGGCGTGTCGCTGGTCAAAATGTCACCAGCTGCTGCTTGAATCGCAGTCTGATTACGCTTCGAAGCCTGAACGAAAGCATCGTTTACTTTGTGCCAGGTGTCGCCACCAGCGTGGTAAGCGGCGAGCATTTCCGATGCGCTTGGCATAGCGAATTCACGCTTGGGCTGAGCAAAGATCGGTGCGGTTGGCACAATGATTTCTTCGGCGACGACTGGCGTGCTTTCCATGATTGTTTCCTTTACGATTTCGGCGACTGGTTCTGATGCCGCTACTTTGGAAATGGTAGCACCAGCAAATGCCCCTTGTGGGACAAGGCTAAGTTCAACCCAATCGCCTTTAAGAATGGTCATATTGCCGTTGTCGTCGTACTTGAACTCTGTCGGGTTAACACCAACAGAAACAGCGTCAATGACACCGTCGGATGCGAGCACTAACGCTTCGTCACCGGCACGGGTGCTTGAAACTTTGGCGGTGAAGTACATGGCCTCAGCACTGTCAACACGCTCTGAAACCAAACCGACAGCCTGTGTCGAGTCGTGGTACATATACAGTTTTGGTGCTTTGCCTTCAACCGACAAACTGCCTGGTGCGAACTGCACGTTCGTTCCGTCTGAAACTGTGGCAAAAGTGTTATAGGGAACAGCAACACCAGTAATGGTGCGACGCTCTTGCCCGTCTGGGCCTGCAGCTTCTACGGCGAAAGTGTTTGAACTAAACCTAATCATGCCAACTCCTCTTGAGTGTTTTCTTCAACTGTTTTAGTTTCTTTTTCCATGTAACTGTCAATCTCTAGCCACTTCTCAACATCCCATTTGACATAGGTGCCTCGAGGCAATTGCTGTGACAGAGCTGACGAAATTGCTTGTGCATACATTGACAATCCGAAGGTCCACAAGTCCGACTTAGCGCCGGCACTGTTTGTATATGCGTACGAGCCTGTAGAAATACCCAATAGATACGGGGGCACATTACACAAGTTGGCGATCTCTTTTGACTGGTATTCGGCTGCATCTATCAGCAACATTTTGTCAGGTGTGGCCGTAGTTTCTGTGTACGTTAAAAACTCGTTAAGAGCTGCAGTCTGATTAGTGCTTCGAGCCTCGTTGAACGCTTCAGCCAAAGCACCTAACTCTTCAGCCGACAATGGTTCTCCACCAGTTTGCTTCAGAACGCCAGCTGGAATGGCGCTCGAAGCATTGCGGAAACGAGCATCGCAAAGTTTGAGTGCTGTAGCGATGGTTTGTTCGCTCATGTAGATCATGCCCTGTGTAGGACTGTAGATCTGGACTACATCGGCAGGGTCAAGAGCTCCACCGTTGAAATAGATTTCTTTGCTTTTACCGAACCACACCGGACCTTCGGCGTCGGCCGTGTCAATGGAGCCCTGTGGCAAACGGGTGGCGCTCGCCATGTAACCGTCTTTTGTGCGACTGGTGATGTAAAGAAAGCAACGGCCGTAGAAGAAAAGATCGTCAAAGATCCACGGGAACAAAAACGAGTTAGGCATCTCGGGATCAAGTTGGCGTAACCAGGTGCGTGGTGCCAACGGGACGGTTTCCATTTCGTTACCGTTCCAAATTTCAGTGCACATCTTCAATTCCATGCTTGCCAACACTGAAGCCATAAGGTCACGGCTTCGACTGATCGCAGGCACAGAAATAGCACGATTACGAGCCAAACCAGACTGGTACGTATACCAACTGCCGATTGTGTTCGGTGCTTTGTTCTGTCGGTAGTAATTCGTCCCAACTGCAGCAGCTACTGATTCCTCAGGAATAGGACTAATTGCAGCCTTTGTGACTTCTTTTTTGCTAAATAATCCCATTAGTTTTCCTTTGCAGGGGGATGCCGGTGGGGCCCCGACGACCCCACCGACACATCGCCGATATTAGTTCACCGTACTACCATCATGGGTTTAGCCCGATTCTGATACTTGCTTGATAACGCAATGCCCCACACTGCACACTTCGCTAACTCGATAGGGCCTGGACTCGACTTGTGCGAGATCATTACGCCCATTCCAGTTTTGACAAGGACGCTTCTGCATACGTGCTCTGACAAACTGACTTGACCAGAGTGTTTAACCCGACCTTCAATAATCATCTTTTGCGCAATGCCAGTCCACTTCAACATTTCGGCCTGACCGACCACAGTCATACGACGACGCAAGTTCAATGGTGCGTGAATCTCAAGAGTTGGTGTGATAGCCAGGGCAACAAGCTTGTCGGCCATGACCCGATCAATCTCTGACCACAGTGCGGTCTCGTTGTCAACGATAAATTCGACATGAGTGTGCACAACCCCATCAAACATTGACGATCTCACGCCAACATAACGATTGGTGTCCATGCTCATTTCCACGGCCAGCACGCCACCGGCAGGAATCGGATCATCAGTTTTACATGAAGCCCAGACGCCTTCTTCCAACCAACTGCCTCGAGAACTAATCCACATATTCAAGTGGGCACGCATAAACGAATCTTTTTTAGACACAGATTGCAAAGCCTCAATCGTGATCGTTTTACCAAGAGCAGGGTTTGCGTAACCCCAGTTTTCAGGGTCACGCCAGTCCCGATCACCAATAGACCATTCAGCAAAATACAACCGTGAAGGCTCGCCTTTTTCAATTTCAGAAATAGCAGTTTCACGCATATGTATCATCGCTTTGCTGGACTCATCACCAGCTGTGCTCCAGCAACTCAGCAATGGCGACTTGCGTGCAATCTGTGAAGGGCGCAGGGCCTCCGATAAACAGGACTCAGAGACGTTGAAAAGTTCGTCCACCACGATTAAGTCATAACTACCGCCATGCAAATTCGGGCTTGCAGCTCTTACTTCCCACATAGAACCATCGGGCATTGTGACCGACTTGCGCCCAAACGTACGCATTGCCTTAGCACCAAATGTTTCAACAAGGATTGGTGCCAACAAATTAAAAATGCTTTCGGCACGATCCAAACGGTTGGCAACCGACAACACATTTTGAGGTGTGCCTCGAAGCCTGGCAAAGTCAGTAAGCCACCATCCAATAAGCGGACACAAACCGCCTTGGCTCTTACCATTTTGTCGAGCTGTACTGCATAAAGATTCACGGAACAACAAGTCACCAGTGTCACCGTCATAGGACAACTGGCCAGTTAATGCACGAATTTGCCAATCAAACAGACAAATGTTTTGATGCCTTTCTGCCCACTGTGCAACTTGGGGGCCGTAAGACAGATTC